AAAAGCTAACATCAGTTTGAAAATAGATAGGCATTATATCTCCCTTTTTTTAAGCTTGCTGTACCAGACAGATTTTGGAAAACGAGCTGTGGAACCTACCTTTTTATGCATAATAGCATCAGGCCAACACGTTCTTTTAAAGTCACAAAATCCACAAATACTTGACAGCACTCTATTGCCTGTCTTTTTAACATTCTTATCTTTATCTTTATATGTTTCCTCTACATCAGTAAAGCATCTTTTAAACTTTTCTCCATTTAACAAAGCTTTTAAATTCTTCTCTGCTAGAGCAAGAGCTTCTTTCTTATCTTCCTCTTGTAGCTCCGGAGCTTCACATACCACCCACTCACCACTTGCTTTGTTAATAACAATCCANCCACCAAAATCTTTATCTCTAGACTTNCTGTACAGGTATCCTTGAGATATATACCCAAAGACATCGTCTTGTTTTATTTTCTTATAGCCACCCATGTCTCCAAACTTCTGTTCAAAAGCATAAGGGCTTGCAGATTTAATGTCCCACACTTTGCCATCTATCTCTACATCTAATGTACCAGAAACAGAGTTCTTACCAAGCTGTAACTTTACAGGTTCTTGCTCTGCTTCTATATCTATACCTGCCGATTTCATTACCAAAATGGCAATAGCCTCAACAAGATCTCCAAACATAAAACGAACTAAAGAGTTATACTCAAAGTTCTTTTCTGCTCCATCTCTTTCCATTTTTTGTTGACATAAAGGTCTACCTAGAGAGGACATACGAGGCCTCCAATCCCCTCTTTTATTAGAGAACTGACGTACTACAGATTTAGTACAGGCTTCTGTAAATTCTTGTACAAGCTTGGGATCTAGATCGGCTCCTTCTCTTGAAACACGATCTAGAAATCCCTGTACCTTATGAAGTATAAGGTTATTCATTAACTACGGAGTCAAACTGTATCTTGTCTTTACCGGCAGAATGATATGTCTTCATAATACTCTCATTATACCCTTTGACAGACTCCATAAATCCTCTCATTGTAGCATCATCTTTTTCTGCCCATGCCACTGGTTTTTGAGGTGTTAGCTCTGCATGGAAATATATGTTTCCACCCTTCTGCTTCTTAACAGAATTTAAGCCAATGTTCATTAGCCACATCGGTTGCTTCTGTCTATTTAAACCTTTTAGACAGTCTGCTACCGGTGAGAAGTTTGCTCCTTTTGCATACCATATAAAAGGAACGTCTTTGACAACAGCTTTACTGCCATCTCTGTTTACAGCACTGTCAAAAGACACTAGACCATAAAGGTTTTGGCTACACTTTATGCTCTTCTGTACAGCCCACTCTGGACTATCCTTTGGTAATGCTTCCATAGTGTTATAATCTAACTTACCACACTTTAATCCTCCTTCAGTATCATAAAAGTCGTTACTGAAAGAAGGAGCCTGTACAGTTTGGCAAGAAAAAGCACCGGCTTCATTATCCCAAACAAAGTAGGAATAAGTACGCATAAAAACACGTATGGTGGCTTTCTGTCCATATACAGGCCCTTCCGGGGGGGTAGTCAGACTAAAATGGCCTCTTGGAAGAGCATTACCATCGAAATCTTCAGTAGCATGGTTGATTGCCAGTCTACTAATAGTTGCTTTGGTAGTGTTATGATCCAATTGACCCGTTAGTCTCATCATATCCTCTGTAGAGAGCTTATCTAAGTTCTCCGGTAGAGAAGTGTTCATTGTGGTTATTTCACTCATGATTTATATATCTCCTTCATGTCTAACCAGTTATTGCCTATTTTAATCTCGATTCCTATCGGCATATCATAATCTACATTGTATCTTTTCTTACACTCTTCAGGCAAAGACAACATTGCTTCTTTCATTGTCTCTACAGCTAAGTCCTGCTCGTCTGGATGCACGTCTATTACAATGGAATCGTGAACCGTATTACAGATTATACTTTGCATTCTTCTATCTGTCAACAACTTTTTTAATTTAATTAAAGCAATAGGAAGAAGGTCAGCAGTAGCAAACCCTTGTACAGGATAATTTTTAATTGCTGTAGCATTAGAAACTCCTCCATACCTCATCCTAAACACATTTTTAAAGTTGTAGTACCTACCAGATGGAAGCACAATACGATTGAAAGAGATAGCATCATTCTGTAAAGTCTCATGCCACTGTGCAATCTGTTTGTACTTTTCTTTAAAAGCTCGGTAGTATTGCATCTGTTTTGGTGTACCTAAGAAACCTCCATATAGAGGCTTAAAAGTATCAGCCTTTGCTTCTTGTCTAGATACTCCTAGTACAGAAGCTGTAAAAGAATGTACATCAACATCATTTCTGACATCTTCGTACACCTTATCATCCTTAGCTAGAAAACCGGCAACTCTAAATTCTAACTGAGCATAATCTCCTTCAAGTATGTGTCCACCTTCCCATCTACTCACAACTACCTTACGTACAGGGAAAGTACCTCCTCTAGGCATGTTCTGGAAGTTAGGATTCCTTGAAGACAGCCTTCCTGTAGAGGTAACACATTGCATATAATGTGGGTGGATTCTACTTCTATCATCTAAACCTTTCTCTATACCTTCAATAAAAGTTTTGAGATAGGTTTTAATTGCATTGTATCTTATGTAGCTTTCCATAAAGGTCTTTTGTTCTGGTCTTGAAGCAACTACTAAACCATCTAGAGTAGGCCTGTCTGTTTTAAAACCATGTACAGTAAGATCAATTGGTCCTCTAGGATTCATGCCTAGTCCGGCAAAGTCTCTAGTAGGTCTGTAGATAACACCTTTTTTATCACAGGATTTGCAGATACGTTTTTGTTTACCTACAGTGCCATCTCTTTTTAAAGCAAGCTTATATCCCATACCATTACAAGACGAACACCTTTGCATAATAGTTTTAAATAAAGGTTTTGTTAACCTAACCAAACCCTGTTGAAAAACTTGTGTACTCATGGTAGGTAATCTTTTTTTCTTTCTAGCATTGCCTCTGACTTCATAACCTAAATTAAAATGACTAGCCCACTGCTTTTTGTTCAGCACAGCCCTTGAAAATATAATCTTTGATCTATCCTCTGGACTATCTAGGTTAACAGGAGTATCTCCCATCAAACTTTTAACTTCTATGTTTAAATACCTCTCTAAATCTTTTACTTCTTTTGTATAGGTAGTCTTAATCTCTGATAGATTTTCATAACTAATTTGTAAACCACTGTTCTCTACATCACACAGTACATCACAGAACTCATTCATCAATTCATTTGTAGCTTTAAGAGAGTCAGGCATGTTACTTATCTGAGCATCGTACAATTCTTTAGTTACCTGTACATCAGCTTCACCATATTCTTTGACTACATCCCAAGGTATGCTCTCAAACGACACATTTTTTTTCATATATTCTTCGATTAAACCAGATTTCTTAGGAGACAGTGCATACCGTTCACAACACTTAGCTAAAGATAGTGGAACCTTCTCTCCCCCATTCAATATATACTCGGCAATCATAGTATCATGAACCTTGCCTGTATAGGTAAACCCACAAGCTCGTAGCCATTTCAAATCAAACTTGATGTTATGGCCTACTAACAGCTCCGTATCGTCTAAAGCACTCTGTAGAATATTTCTAGCATTTGGTGTAGGGTCTTGCTCTTTATGATAGAAACATAAATAAGTATGTTCCTGTCCGTCTGTATAGCCAACAGACACCATCATGTTTCCTGTATAAGGATCAGCATCTGTTTTCTTATCTTCATTTACTTTATATGTTGTTTCTATATCCAGCCAAGTTATTTTCATGGTAGATACCTAGCTTTCTGTATATCTATTCGGCAAGTAATNGTNCCATGCCAACCAGATAACTTATTTTTAGACACACATAAATGACGAATATAATCCTCCTCATCTCCAAAGTTTTTACCTATTCCTATAATAATATCAGCTTCGGCTGCCTTTCCTGTCTTACTATTCTCTAACATACTAAAATCTATCTCCTGTCTATTATGTGCATCATAA